CATGGATGATCGGTAACAAACCTGATCTAAAAATAATACAGGCAACAAACAACGCGGAACTTGCAGTACGATTTGGTCGTAAAGCAAAAACGTTAATGGAGCAGGATGATTTTAAAAAAATATTTAATACACGACTCAGAGAAGATTCTAAGGCCGCGGGCAAATGGGAAACGGATCAGGGCGGCGAATATTATGCAGCGGGTGTTGGAGGTAGTATCACGGGCCGTGGAGCGGACTTATTAATTATTGATGATCCACACTCAGAACAGGACGCAATGAACATGGCCAGTTTTGATAGGGTTTATGAGTGGTACACATCTGGACCTCGGCAGAGGTTACAACCTGGCGGCAGAATAATAGTGGTGATGACTCGTTGGAATGTCGCAGACCTGACGGGAAAGTTAATGAAAGCACAAAAAGAGCCAAAAGCAGACCAATGGGAAGTAATTGAATTCCCGGCAATCTTGCCAAGCGGTAATCCGGTGTGGCCTGGTTATTGGAAGCTAGAAGAGTTAGAAGCGGTGAAAGCATCCGTAAGTATATTAAAATGGAATGCTCAATACCAGCAAAATCCAACAGCAGCTGAAGGTAGTATTATAAAACGTGAATGGTGGCAAGTTTGGGAAAAAGAAGACCTACCACCACTAGAACATGTCATACAAAGTTATGATACAGCGTTTATGAAAAAAGAAACTGCTGACTATTCTGCTATTACGACGTGGGGTGTATTTCACCCAAGCGAGGACAGCGGTCCGGCGTTAATTCTTGTAGATATGGTTAAAGACAGATTCGAGTTCCCTGAGCTACGACGCATTGCCAAAGAACAATATGACTATTGGAAGCCAGAAACGGTGATCGTGGAGGCTAAAGCTTCGGGCTTGCCTTTAACGTATGAAATGCGTAAACTAGGCATACCTGTTATTAACTTTACACCTAGTAAAGGAAATGATAAACATACTAGGATAAACTCTGTAGCACCATTGTTTGAGGCAGGTCAAATATGGACACCTGAAACTAAATGGGCAGAGGAAGTAATTGAGGAATGCGCTGCATTTCCATTAGGTGAGCATGATGACTTAGTGGACAGCATGACTCAAGCAGTAATGAGATTTAGACAAGGTGGCTTTGTCGAACATCCTGATGACTATGAGGATGAGCCAATGCCACAACAACAAAGGACATATTACTAATGGCTATAGAAACAGACATAGACGCTATCCCTAAAGATTTAGAAATTTTAGATAAAGATGTAGATGTGGCAATGCCACAAGAATTTCAAGAAGGCGGTGACGTCAATGTTGACATGTTAGAAGATGGTGGAGCAGAAATAGATTTTGATCCAAATGCTGGCGGCATGGAAGGCGGCGAACAACACGAAGCCAATTTAGCAGAATTTATGGATGATGAAGCGCTGACCGCGGTTGCATCTGAACTACAAGAATCTTATGATGAAATGAAATCGTCACGTTCTGATTGGGAAGATGGTTACCTAAAAGGTTTAGACCTGTTAGGTTTTAAATACGAAAATAGATCAGAACCATTTCAAGGTGCAAGTGGCGCGACACACCCTGTACTTGCAGAAGCGGTTACACAATTTCAAGCATTAGCATACAAAGAATTATTACCTGCAGGCGGACCAGTTAGAACTCAAATCATGGGTAAAGTTGATCCGATGAAAGAACAACAATCACAACGTGTCAAAGAGTTTATGAATTATCAAATCATGACTGAGATGAAAGAGTATGAACCTGAGTTTGACCAAATGTTATTTAACTTACCACTTGCTGGTTCTACATTTAAAAAAGTTTATTTTGATTCTGTATTAGGACGTACAGTTTCTAAGTTTGTACCAGCAGAAGATTTAGTTGTGCCCTATACGGCAACATCACTAGAAGATGCAGATACGATTATACACGTTTTAAAAATGTCTGGTAACGATTTACGTAAACAGCAAATTAGTGGTTTTTATCGTGACGTAGAATTGGTTGAGTCTAGCGATAACACAACTGATATACAAGAAGGCAAAGATAAATTAGGTGGCGTTAGTCCTGGTGCATATAATGAAATGCACACACTATTAGAATGCCATGTTGAATTAGATTTGGAAGGTTTTGAAGATAAGAATGTACAAACTGGTGAAGAGACTGGTATTAAATTACCTTACATTGTAACTATTGATGAAGAAGCCGGTGAAGTATTAGCTATTAGAAGAAACTACGGCGCACAAGATCAGTTAAAAAGACGCAAAGATTATTTTGTGCATTTTAAATTTTTACCGGGACTTGGCTTTTATGGTTTTGGTTTAATTCATATGATCGGTGGTTTGTCGAGAACTGCAACTGCAGCACTAAGACAATTACTCGATGCAGGAACATTATCTAATTTACCATCTGGATTTAAACAACGTGGGATTAGAGTTCGTGATGAAGCGCAACCTTTACAACCAGGCGAGTTTAGAGATGTAGACGCACCTGGTGGTAATCTCCGGGACGCGTTCATGCCATTACCGTTTAAAGAACCGAGCTCCACGCTCCTACAACTAATGGGCGTAGTAGTACAGGCCGGGCAGCGTTTTGCAAGTATCGCGGATATGCAAGTTGGCGATGGTAATCAAAGTGCAGCAGTAGGTACAACCGTCGCGTTATTGGAACGCGGATCGCGGGTTATGTCAGCTATACACAAACGTTTATATCAAAGTTTAAAATGCGAGTTTATGTTAATGGCGACAGCTTTTGCAACTTACTTACCAAAACAATATCCGTATGATGTTGTTGGCGGACAACGTGAAATATTTGCACAAGACTTTGATGAAAAAGTAGATATTATTCCGGTTGCTGATCCAAATATATTTTCACAAACACAAAGAATACAAATTGCACAAACAGAATTACAAATGGCAATGTCAAATCCTGACTTGCATAACATCTATCATGCTTATAGACACATGTATGAGGCACTTGGTGTTAAAGATGTAGACATTTTACTACCACCGCCAGCACCAATGCAACCTATGGACCCGGCAAGTGAAAATATTATGGCGTTAGCAGGTAAAAAATTTAAAGCATTTCCAAAACAAGACCACCAAGCGCACATGAAAGCGCATTTACAGTTCATGGGCACAACTATGGCACGTAATAATCCAAAATGTTTGATGAAACTGCAAACAAATTGCATGGAACACATAAATTTAATGGCTGCAGAGCAAATTGAGATAGAATTTGCCGAAGAAATTGCACAAATGAAGCAAATGGAGCAACAAATGCAGGCTATGATGCAACAAATGGGCCCACAAGCGCAACAAAACCCACAATTTATGCAAATGCAACAACAAGGACAGCAAGCACAGGTCGGTATGGAGGCACGAAAGTCACAATTAGTAGCAGAGTTTATGGTAGACTATGCAGAAGCTGAAAGAGAAGTTTTAAATCAAATAGAAAATGATCCATTACTAAAATTAAAAGATAGAGAGATAGACTTACAAGCTCGCGAAGAAATGCGTAAGGAAGAAGAAGGCGAAGCTAAATTAAATCTTGAAAGAGCTAAGATGTTACAAAACAGAGAGCTCACAGAAACTAAAATTGACGAAAATGACAAACATCAGAAACTTCGTGCAAGCGTATCACTAGCTAAAAGTGGAATACAAAACATGCAAGCTATGGTCAAGGAGGGCAACTAATGGCTTTAAGAGGAAAAAAGAAATTACCAGAAAAAAGAGGTTTTGTTGATGGACCTGGTGGCTATAGAGGAATAGGTGAATACGGAGGCGGTGATGAAGGTCCAGCTAGTGGTGGTAATAATAATGATGGTGGTGGTAATAATAATGATGGTGGTAACAATAACGTAAGCCCAGGGCAATCAATGGCCATGTTGGGAACCACGGCACTTGCAGGGTTATCCCAAGAAGAGGCAGATACTGCATTAGGTGATATTGCTAGAGCAGGTTATTTAGGTTTTGGAGAAAACAACGAACCAGTTCTAGATGGAGATGGAAATCCTGTAACAACTCCGGGTGCATTACAAAATGTAATGGATAGTATTAATAACCAAACAGACATAACAGAACCAACTGGTTTTATGGAAGGCATAGGTAATGCTTTAGCTTCTATGAGCCCTGCTTCACTAGGACTTGGAATTATGGGAGCTTTAGCTGGCATTCCTGGTCTTGGTTTGTTAGCTAACGTGTTTAGTCAAGATGAAGATTCGCCAAGTGTAGTTGGCACGACAGAAAATACTGTTCCAGCAAACACTACTACACAAATAGGTGATACTTTTACCATGCCTAGTTATGATCCAAGTTTTACAGAAAAAGTTAGTAGATTATTTAGTCCTGATTTAAATTACGGATCTTTCCAAGTTGACACACCAGTTGGCATAGGCCAACAAACTTATGGTGATCCTACAGGTGAAGCCTCTTATAATTTTGGACTACAAGGTGATCCACAAATGACTATGCAAGAATTAGGCAACATGGCTACTACAGATTTTAATACACAAATGGAAAATGCTCCTCAAAACCCAGGTTTTCTTGGTAAGATAGGAAGAAGACTTACTAACGCTGGTTTTGGCCTTGGAGAACCAAACGACAATATAGGAACGGCTCAAGGACCTGATAACCAAGGACCAATAATTTTACCACCTACAATGGGAACAGAACCAACTCCTCTTCCAATAGAAGATAATCCCTTCACAGGTTATGGAAGTATTAACCCTTTAGCTGATTATGCATATTTATACGGAGGCGGCTTTGCTAAAGGTGGTCTAATACCCCCGGAATCAGGACCTATGTCTAGTGGTATAGGTAATTTATTTAAAATGAAGTAGTAAAATTAATGAAAAAGTATACAATACAAAAAACGAAAAAAGGAGGTCATCATGATCGAACTTATAAAAGATAAATGGGCTGACACGCCTGTTAAATGGAAAGTAGCAGCAGGCATTGTTGTTGCTGTTATTATCATAGCAATCATAAAATAATCAATGGGACCATTACTCTCACTTCTACCTACAGTTTTAAAAACTGGCGCTCAGATATTCGCGAATAAACAAAAGGCGAAGATATTAATGTCAGACGCAGAACTATTGCACGCGAGCAAAATGGCGAACGGGGAAGTGGAGTATCAAGCAGCTGTAAGACAGTCAAATGACAAGGGATGGAAAGACGAGTTCG